AAATCTTGCCAAAAGCTTTTTTAATTTTATCAATCATTTTTCTTTTCCTCTATTTCATAGAAGAACTTGTCGGTATCCTCTGTCCTCCAAGCTCTGCTATCTTCTACATTCCATTCGGATGTTTGCACTTTCCAATCAGGAGTCTCATCTTTTACAGTAAAAGATGGTATATCCCATATACATCTGTTATTTGGCTGTGCTGCAAAATTGCCATCGTCCAAAGCAATAATGTGGGCGCACTTATGTTCGTGCGGGATTTCCGAATGATCAGTGTCAAGTATGTTAGCCTCTGGGTGAGCAAAGTCAATAGTAAATAAATATTTACCTGAGTGCCATTTCTTATCTTTTCCTATGTATTTACCGGCTTGTGATTCTAAGACGTCCCAAGAATGAACAGAAGGATAGTAAGAAAAACAATTCCAGAGCTGTAATTCATCAAGTCGTCTTGTGGGCACTCGGGATGGCTCAAATCCCTTC